TTATAGCAGAGCAAGGCAGTAATGTCAAGCCCTCGTTACATTGTGTAATAATGATACTTAGTGAGTGAACAGTTAGTATCAATGAGATTGGTGAGAATTGCACTCACGTTGTTGTTAACAACTCTTTCATAATCTCGAGGGAGTAAGTGTTAACCTCTCCCTAAATCTGATTCAACTTCATTATTAGTGAAGCTCAGCAAATCATCTAACCTATTGTTATCAATTAGTTGAACGAATTCAATCAGGATTTGATTACAAAAAGAACCAGGAATTACATCTTCATTCTTTATAAGATAAGCAAGATTCATTGCGAGTCGTTGTTGATCAGTGTTCATAAAGTTTCCTCATTCGTTTACATACTAAGTATAGCACCACTGCTTGGTCTTGTCAACACTGCGTTACACTGTGTAATAATGACGCTAACCGCGCAACAGATGAGCACACAATGTTACACATAAGCACAGCTAATATGCCGCTCGTTGCTACGCAACTCGCTATTCCTGCGCACTATTTTACATTTAATGGCAGCACATCGCGTGCTATCCATAAACTAATAGAGCGAGACGCGAAGCGTCGAGCGGGATCTCAGCTTTCTCACCCCCGTCTGGGGGTAATTGCGAATCATTCTCAATAAGCTATGACTTCAGACATTTCTGTTATTTTTTTTAGACCACTTATCACTCTTTCTTATTATCTTCTGTGCCTTCTCTCTAGATACACATTCTTGTGCTTTAGATTGAAGTTTAATTAGTTTCCGTTCTGGTTTATTCAAGTTAAAGTCATTCTTAGAGCCATAGCTAACGCTCTATAAGATGAAGCTACATATATCTGTCCAATCACCACACTCAATGTAGCTATACTCCAGAATATATAGTAATAACGTTGCTTATGTTGTTTAGGGGCAGTCATGGATGGTTTATTACTGTTTAAGTAGTTAGAGTAGATATAATAAGTATATTAGTATGTTCTTTAAGGGAAAATATATAATATAAGTATTAAGAAGGGGAAATTGATGTCTGAAAGACAGCGGATTTCCCCTTGGGGGAGGGAGTCCACCCTTCTCTCTCCCTGTATAATGGCCCTGTTAACTAAATCCAGGTAGGGACTGACTTTTTACCGACCTTACCTCTTGCTCTTCTTCGTTGATCTAAATCCATACCTAAGACCATATGATTTGCTACGGATTGAGGATCATCTAACCAAGTATCTAGTGTGTCTTGCCAGTCTTCTTGTTTACGTAATTTAACTGTTTCATAGGCGGAGATACCCATTGCATCTGTATAATACTTGACTCCTTGGGCCAAACAGTCCAATCTATCATCGTGTTTAACAGCGCCTTTTTCTCTACACATTCTCGACATCTGATAGAAAAGCATATACTGAAGACGTTCTTCCGGAGCTGCTTCTTTATTAGATGTATAATCCCATTCAATAACAGACTTGTTAACAACCAAACGATGTTGATTAAGAATTGGCTCCATGCTATCAATGATGCGATCTTCTTTCCGAACATTAGCTCTAACTTCTTCTACATCTATTGCTTGTTTGGTTTGTTGGAGGTGCTTCTTAAAGAGTTCAGAAACCATACCATCACCAAAGTTAGTTTCAATAACTAATTTAGTAACATTAAACTTTTTACAACCTCTAAGGATATCTAGGAGTGTCCTATCACTGTATCCGTCTCTATAAGCTCGCATTTCATGGAGGTAAAGGAATCCATTCTTTTGGGATATAAAGGCGGCAGCTGTTTCATCTGTTCCTCGGCCAGAGGGATCCACGCTGCAAATTGTTTCGGTGTAAGGTGTCCAGTCTCCTTGTAACTGCATTGGAGAATAAAAGTAGTCTCCGGGGAGTCCAACCGTCGGGAGTTCTTTGATGACGTTCTTTGGGTCGGAGCACCATACGCAGTTGTCGGGAGCTTGATTAGGATTAACGCTAGTGACAACCAGATCAGCCATCTTAAGGGGAAATTTCTCTGCATCACTTAAACTTGTATCTAATTGGAACTGCAACATATAGTTGCTACGACCCATCGAAGCTTCACGTTCCAACAGGTCGTCATTATTAAATCTATCTGGGTCTGTACATTCCCATTCATCTATACCAGAATCAATATCCTCAACTATTTGAGGGGCGAGGAGTCCTTCGTACTGACTAAGTTTACCTTTTCTGGGGTATCTTGCTGGCCATACGAATGGACGGTACGAGCGCTCTGCCAACTTACGATAAATAGTAAAAGTAGTCTGAGGAGTCCCGAGATACATAATACGGCTATCGCTTTTGGGGGTAAGGATAGATTCGGCTTCCGTACAGAGCTGAAGTAACTTTTCACGCATTAACTCCGTCATGGAGTTTCCAGGCACCTCTATGTCGTCCAAAATCATTAAATCTGCGCGACTTC